ATGCCTGGTGAAATTTCAGATGAAGATGGAAGATTAGGTTATTGTTGGATGCATAGTTTTAAATGTCATTCTGCTAGAACTTGTAGAACTTGGGCTAAAGGAGGTCCTATTGTAAAAAATAGTGTATCCTATGATTGGCAAAAAAGAAATGAAAAATAACCCATATACTGACTCTACAAATATTAGAACATTTTCAAAAGATGTTGATCCAATGGAATTAGTCTGGCATCAAGATAATGGAGATAGATTAATTGAAGTATTAGAAGGTGAAGGATGGATGTTTCAACGTGATGATGAATTACCAAAACCAATAAATAAAGGAGAATACATATTTATACCAGATCAACAGATTCATAGAATACACAAAGGGAATACTGATTTAAAGATAAAAATAAATAATGGACAATTTCGATTTGAGAAAATACCTAGCTGAATCTAAATTAGATGCTTCTCTTTCTGAAGAAAGTAAAAAGCGAGATAGATGTCTACGTATAGCAGATCGTAAATTTGATAAACCTTCAGCCTATAAATCCGGAGCTGTAGTTAGATGCAGAAAAGGAGATATATGGAAAGGTATAAAAGAATCTATTATAGACTCATTAACTGAAGATGAATCATTACGTAAATGGTTTAAACGTTCAGGACCTTCAGGTAAAGAAGGTGGGTGGGTAGATTGTAATACTGGTACAAAAGATTCAAAAACAGGTAAAATGAAATATAAAGCCTGTGGTAGAAAAGAAGGAGAAAAAAGAGCAAAATACCCATCATGTCGACCTACACCTGCAAAATGCAAGGATAAAGGAAAGGGAGATAAATGGGGTAAAACTAAATAAAAATAAAAATATACAATGGATAATTTTGATTTAAGAAAATATTTAGCTGAAGGTAAATTAAACGAAGAAAATTACGAAGAAGATTACGATACTGGTGGATACGTTGAAGCAATGAGCCCTGATCTTTTTGATCATGTTAATGAAATAGTTAGATTATTTCAAGAATGGGAAAGAGGACCAATGACTGAACCAGGAATGATAGGGTATGCTAAAGATGATTTAATAGATTATATAACAGGTAAAATTAGAAACGCCTAATGGATAATTTTGATTTAAGAAAATACCTAGCTGAAGGTAGATTATACGAAGAAGCAGTAGATAATGGACCTGAAGAAGCATCATTTGATGCTGAATTTCAAAGTGTAGCTAATCAATTAGCTGCTACTATGGGTAAAGAATTAAAAAATAAAAAAGCAGAAAATCCTGGACAATTAGATGAAGCAATAGTAACTTCTACTATAGCTGCTGTTTTAACAGGTAATGCAGTTTTAGGATTTGTTTCTAAAATGGCTGCTAAGTTAATGAAAAAATTAAATTGGAAAAAAGGTGAAGATTTTGCTGAAAAAATTCATCACTGGGCTCATGACAATGAAAAATCATTTCAGGAACCAATTAGACGTGTTTTAGCATTCTTTATTAAAGATAAAGCTAAATTAGAATTAGTTGTTAAAGCTATTTATGCAATTGTAGTTGGTAGTATGGCTGCTGGTTACGGAGCAAGTGCTGTATCAAGTTTAGAAAAAGCAGATTGGTTTAATACATCTTTATCAGCATTAAAAACATTAGCTAAATCAGATGAAGCAATTGCTAATGCTTTCCCAACAATAAAATCATTAATGGTATAATAATATAAATAAAATGGATAACTTTGATTTAAGAAAATATCTAGCTGAAGGCAGATTATTAAAAGAAGAAATAAACTCAGAACTTGAAGATTACATTGTTGGTTTATTTGATCAATCAGTTGAAGAAGAAGAAGGACTACAAGACGGAGTTTGGGAAAAAGAAGAATATGCTTCTGATGATTACGAAGATGCAGAAGTATTTTTAGAACTAATAGATTACTTAAAATCTACAGGTGGTAAGTATACTTTAGAAGGTGATCCTGATATTAACTTAGAATTATTACCTAACGGAGATATTAAATGGAGTGCAAATGTAGTATTTGAATCTTTAAAAGAAAATAATAGTGGACTTTATGTTACTTATGATGAAGATATTACAGATATTAGAGGATCTAAGGGTGAAACTAGAAGAATAGGTTTTTCTAAACCTGTAAATTTTGAAAATAGTGCTATGAATGATGCTATATATAAACATATATCAAATATCTATGGTCCTGGTGAAATGGATTGGAGAGATGATCAAGAATTAGAATACACTATAAGCTAAAAAAAACAAAAACAACATATAGACTGATTCATAGCCAGTCGCTTTTAAAAAAAATATTGAGATCTGTGGCCTCCATTTGGAGGTCACATTTTTTGTTCGTATATTTAACTGTTAAAAATGATTTAAATGAAGAAAAAAATTGTAATTGTAGGTGCTGGTGTAGCAGGTATTAATGCTGCTACAAAATTAGTAGATAATGGATATCCGGGTGAATTAATCACTATTATTGATATGGGGAAAGATCCTTATAAACGATTACCAAGCGAAGTAATGACAGGAATGTTAGGAGCGGGTGGTTGGTCTGATGGTAAACTAACTTATCACACGGCTATTGGAGGTCAATTATCTAAATACTGTGGTGAAGATAAAGCAATGGAATTAATGGATCAAGTTATCACTAACTTTAAACGTTTTCATCCTAAACCTGAAGAAGTACAATGTTCAAACCCAGTTGCTGAACCTGACTTTATTAAACCACACTTTGGTTTAAGATTATTCCCAGTATGGCATGTTGGAACAGATTATTTACATGAAATAGGTAAAAATTGGTATGATTATTTAGTAAGTAAAGGTGTTTATTTTGAATGGGAATCTAAAGTAACAAATATTTATTTTGAACTAAATGCTCTTTTATTTAGATGTAAAAATAATATTTCTCATAGAGAGTATTATGATAAACTTATATTTGGAGTAGGCAAATCAGGTATTGATTTTGGTAAAGAATTAGCTGACAAATATGACTTACCAACTGAACCTAAATCAGTGCAAATAGGTGTTCGTTTTGAAGCACCACAACATCACTTTCAAAAACTAATTAATATTTCATACGATTTTAAATTATATAGAAAATTTGATGATAAAGGAGTATCACTACGTTCATTCTGTACTAACAATAATGCTGCTTACGTTGCAGTAGAAGAAACATACGGAAACTATTCATACAATGGTCATGCTAAAAAAGATGAGAAGTATAGAAACGATATGACTAACTTTGGTATCATAATGGAAGTAAACGGAATTGAAGATCCATTTACTTGGAGCCGAGATTTAGTTAAAATGTTACAAATTAATAATAAAGGATTATATTATTCACCTTCACGTATCCCATCATTCACATCTGAAGGAGGTCATGTAGAAGCAACTCAAATAAATGAAGCTGTATTAGGTGAAGTAAGAGAAGCATTTGAAGGATATTTTAGTTACATTGATGATTTTATCAGTGGGATGAAAGAAATTTTCCCAACATTAAAAGACGATTGGGGTATGTACATACCTGAAGTAAAATATCTATCACCTGAGCCACTTGTTGATTATGCCAACCTAGCCCTGACCAAGTATCCTAACGTACATTTTGTTGGTGATGCGCTTTCCGCTAGAGGTATAACAGTAAGTGGTGCACAAGGTATTTATGTTGCTGAGTCTTTATATTAAACTTGGTATAGCCAAATATGTTTCGTATATTTATCTATAATTAAAACTTAAAACATGGAACAAAAACCAACACCATTTCCTAAAAGTAGAAAGCTAAAAAGTGCTGATGGTACTATAGCTTATATTTGGGACGGAAAATTACATAATTGGGATGGTCCTGCTTATATTCCTCAAGGTAATACTAGATTAGCAGAATATCATTTATATGGAATTAAGCATTCAAAAGAAGAATGGAATGAAGCAAGACAACAAAGGGAAGGTTTACCTTATTATAAAAACCAATCAATGAAGTCAAAATTATCTGATTATAGAAACTAATAGGTTATGAAAATAGGATTTATAGGAACAGTAAGTGTTGGTAAAACAACTTTGGTAAATGCTTTAGCTGAATTACCACAATTTAAAGATTATAAAATTGCTACTGAGCGTAGTAAATATTTAAGAGATTTAGGTATTCCTCTAAATACTGATTCTACATTAAAAGGTCAAACTGTATTTTTAGCTGAACGAGTAACTGAATTATTTAGTGAAAATCTAATTACTGATAGAACAGTTATTGATGTAATGGCTTTTACTCAATGTGCTAAGTCAATAAAACAAGCAGATAAAATTTCATTTGAAGAATATGCTCGTAATTTTATTAACGAGTATGATTATGTTATTTATGTATCTCCTGAAGGAGTAGAAATTGAAGATAATGGAGTTAGAACAATAGATGCTGAATATAGAGATTTAATTGATTATACAATTAAGGGTTTCTGCCATTTATATCACCCTAGAATGAAACAATTTCATAGAATTTATGGTACTACTGAAGAACGTATTCAGCAAGTATTGAATATTACAGGACTTTAATATATTTATAACAAAATCTAATCTTATTTTAAATATAAATGAAAAAATCAGAATTAAAATCGTTTATCAAAGAAGAAATATTGTCTTCCCTTAAAGAAGGTGTTTGGTCAGTAGTGCCAGAACGTATCCCAGAATTTATTGCAGCTATAGAAGAAATTAAAGAAGAATTTCATGGCGTTGTAGGTAGTGATGATGTATATGATGGTTTAGATCGTGCAGTTCAGGCAGCTAGAGATTTAATGAGTATGAATGAAGCTTCTAAAGAAGATGTAGTTAATCAAATAAATCTTAACAAAGAACTTGCTAAAACTGTCCAACTTTCAAAACAAGCTGGTTTAAGTGAAGCAGAAGATGAAGACGAATTTGATGCTCCTGATAAAGAACCATCTAAAGCAGAATTGAAAAAAACTAAAGGTTTAGCTAAAGCAAAAGATGAATTAGCTCTTTTAGTTAAAGATATGAAATCATTAGCTCGTAAATATAAAGAAGCTGAAGGTGCTGCTAAAGAAAAAATTGTTGCTGATTTAAAGAAAAAAACAGCATTAAAAAAAGAATTAGAATCTATTGTAAATAAAGCATTGTAATATGTCTTCTAAAGAAAGGTTTTTATATTTAACTGCTATTTGTGTACTATTTGTTAGTTTAGCTTATTTGCTATTCTCAGGTAGTGAAAAATATGTTGGTGAATATGAAACAAAAATAGAAACTCTAGGTAAAAAAGTCGATTCGTTAGATATTGTTAATGATGGATTGACTTTAAAAATAGATACATTAAATCAAGAAGTAATTAAATTAGATCAAGAAATCGATCTTAAAGATAACAAAATAAACAACTTAAGATATGAAATCAAAAACAAAGTTGATGCTGTTGATTCTTTTACTGACGATGAGCTTGAAAGGTTTTTCACAGAGCGCTACAGACAGCACTTCGATTCAATTAAAAAAGCCAACCGCCCGTCTAGTAATTAAGGATCTTATCAAAGGGGATGGTGCTAAACAAGAATTAGTACTTTTTAAGGAAAAAACTACTCTTTTAGAACAAAAAATTGTTTTAAAGGATAGTATTATATCTGCCCTAAATTCCAAAGTAAATAATTTTGAGATAATGGTAGACACTCAAAAACAACAACTTGCTTTATCTCAAGAATTATCCAACCGTTTACAATCTGATTTGAAAAAACAAAAAATCAAAACTAAATTAACAGGAGGTATAGGTATATTAGCCGCTATTGCTACCTTTCTTATACTAAACTAGTATGTCAGATTTAAAACAGGTAATACGTCAAGAATATTTAAGGTGTGCTCAAGATCCAGTACACTTTATGCGTAAGTACTGTTATATACAACACCCACAACGTGGACGTATACAATTCAATTTATACCCATTTCAAGAAAAAGTATTAACGTTATTTCGTGATAACGACTATACCACTGTATTAAAATCAAGACAGTTAGGTATATCAACATTAGCTGCAGGTTATGCTTTGTGGTTAATGACTTTTCATAAAGACCGAAACGTATTAGCATTAGCAACTACACAAGCAACTGCTCGTAACTTAGTTACCAAGGTTCAATTCATGTGGGAAAATTTACCCTCATGGCTTAGGATAGAAGCTGTAGAGAATAATAAATTATCTCTTAGGTTAACTAATGGTTCAAAAATTCAAGCAAAATCTTCCAATGCCGATGCTGCAAGGTCAGAAGCCGTATCTTTACTAATAGTCGATGAGGCAGCCTTCATTGAAAATATTGCTGAGACATGGGCTTCCGCACAACAAACCTTAGCAACTGGGGGTGGAGCAATTGTATTATCAACACCATATGGTACTGGTAACTGGTTTCACCAAACTTGGGTAAAAGCAGAATCAGGTGAAAATGATTTTTTACCTATCAAATTACCTTGGTATGTCCATCCAGAAAGAGATCAAACTTGGAGAGATAGACAAAACGAACTTTTAGGTGATCCTAGATTAGCAGCTCAGGAATGTGATTGTGATTTTAGTACCTCTGGAGATATTGTATTCTATAATGAATATTTAGAATTATATGAAAAATCCCATATTAAAGAACCTTTAGAACGTAGAGGAGCAGATCAGAATTTATGGGTTTGGGAATCAGCCGATTACTCAAGAGATTATATGGTTGTAGCTGACGTCGCTCGTGGAGATGGAAAAGATTATTCTACATTTCATATTATAGAGGTTGAAAATAATGTTCAAGTTGCCGAATATAAAGGACAAATTGGTACTAAAGAATTTGGTCATTTATTAGTTGGTATAGCTACTGAATACAATAACGCAATGCTTGTAATAGAAAATGCTAACATTGGTTGGGCAACTATACAAGTAGCAATAGATAGACAATATTCTAACCTTTATTATTCACAACGGAGTGACTCCTCAAATGTAGATTCGTATTTTGATAAATATCAAGACCATTCACGTATGGTAGCTGGATTTACAATGTCGTCTAAAACACGTCCTATGGTAATAGGTAAGTTTCAAGAATATATTGCTGATCAAGGAGTAACAATTCAATCAAAAAGATTGATAGAAGAAATGAAAGTATTCATTTGGAAAAATGGTAGAGCAGAAGCCCAAACAGGATACAATGATGATTTAGTTATGGCTTTTGGTATAGCAATGTACATTAGAGATACAGCATTAAAATTCCGTCAGAGAGGAATTGATATGACAAAACAAGCATTACAAAACACAATAGTAAACAGAACTGCTTATGGTGGAGCTTATGGAACTGGAGCTAATGCTCAAAATCCATATGCTATGAAAGCAGGTAACAGTCAAGAAGACATTAGATGGTTACTATAATAATATTTATAATAATAATTACACAATAGTATGGCAGATACAAGCATATTTTCAAGGTTAAGGAGATTATTTTCAACAGACGTCGTAATCCGTAATGTAGGAGGAAACGAACTAAAAGTTATTGATTCTAACCAAATTCAATCTAATGGTGAATATCAAACAAATTCATTATCAGATAGATTTAATAGAGTATATTCAAGTGCTCCTACATCCCTATATGGTGCTCAATTTAACCTAAATTGGCAATATTTAAGAACTTATGTTTATTCAGAATATGATGTGATGGATGGAGATGCTATTATTGCTTCTGCTCTTGATATCATTGCTGATGAATCTACTCTTAAAAATGATATGGGGGAAGTATTACAAATACGTTCTTCAAATGAAGATATCCAGAAAATACTTTATAATTTATTTTATGACGTATTAAATGTAGAATTTAATCTATGGATGTGGGTTCGTAATATGTGTAAGTATGGTGATTTCTTCCTTAAATTAGAAATAGCAGAAAAATTTGGGGTATACAATGTAATTCCTTATACAGCATATCATATTGAAAGAATAGAAGGATCTAACCCTGATAATCCATCTGAAGTAAAATTCAAATGGAATCCTGATGGTTTCTCTTCTGGTAACTCATCTGGTTACTATAACGTTCCTAATAACGGTTCTTCAACTGTTAGTAATGGTATTGTGTTTGATAATTTTGAAATGGCTCACTTTAGAATGTTAGCTGATGTTAACTTCTTACCTTATGGTAGATCATATATAGAACCAGCTCGTAAATTGTATAAACAATATGCTTTAATGGAAGATGCGATGTTAATTCATAGAATTGCTCGTGCCCCAGAAAAACGTGTATTCTACATTAATGTTGGTTCAATCCCACCTAATGAAATAGAGGCATTTATGCAAAAAACTATTTCAAACATGAAACGTACTCCGTACATGGATGAAAAAACAGGTGAATACAACTTAAAATATAACATGCAAAACATGTTAGAAGATTTCTACATTCCTGTTCGTGGAAATGATAGTGCAACAAAAATTGATACTACACCTGGTTTGAATTATGATGGTATTCAAGATGTTGAATATTTAAGAGATAAATTATTTGCTGCCCTTAAAGTACCTAAAGCGTTTATGGGGTATGATGAAAATGTTGAAGGTAAAGCTACATTAGCTGCTCAAGATATTAGATTTGCTCGTACAATTGATAGAGTTCAACGTATTATCTTATCAGAATTAAATAAAATTGCATTAGTTCATTTGTATACTCAAGGTTATGACAATGAGTCATTAACAAACTTTGAATTGTTAATGACAACTCCATCAATTATTTACGATCAAGAAAGAATTGAGTTGTTAAAATCTAAATCTGAATTAGCAGGTTCATTATTAGAACAAGGATTAGTTCCATCTGATTGGATTTATCATAATGTATACCACTTTAGTGAAGACCAATATGATGAGTATAGAGATTTAGTTAGAGAAGATTCTAAACGTAAATTTAGAAATGCTCAAATTGAAGCAGAAGGTAATGACCCTGTAGCAACAGGAAAATCATATGGTACTCCTCATGATTTAGCTTCATTATATGGAATGGGAAGAACACAATCAGACCCAGCTAATGTGCCAACTGGTTATCAAGTAGATCAACCACTAGGACGTCCTGAAGATTCAATAACTACAAGAGGTAAACAAGAAAATAACTTTGGTAAAGACCCATTAGGAACTAAACGTATGAAAGATACGGATAAAAACGATGGTAACGGTAGACCTTCATTATCTGAATTTGAAAGCCCAAAAGTTACATTTTTAAAAAACAAACAATTATTTGAAGCTTTAGATAAAAAACACTTAGTATTTAACTCAGAGCAAGATAGTAGTTCGCTTCTTGATGAATCTCAACTAAGAGACTAATATTTATAAATAAATATATTTTTAATGAAAATTAAACACTCAAAATTTAAGAACACCGGGATCTTATTTGAACTGCTAGTTAGACAAATAACAGCGGATACCTTAAAAGGAGGTGATTCGCCTGCTATTGATCTATTGAAAAATTATTTTGTGAAAAGCGAGTTAGGTCGTGAATATAAATTATACGAATCAATATTAAA